ACAGCGTGCGTCGGGGGCCGAGCGGAAATCCGAATGGAAGTATAGAACTGATCCCCGGAATACATCTACATAGCAACTTCAACTGGAAATACCCTGTTCCGACGTATCCCATTTATGCGGGGATCGAAAACGGGTGCCCCGGTGGAGAAGTAACTCTGTTCGTATCCGCAAACGCTGTTGAGCGCGATCTTCATCATCTCGAATATCCCATGATACCTGATGACTTTACCCACATGCTCTGGGGCATCAAGCATCATCTTTTGGGTAATCTTCAGTATGTCAGCACAGACACGACTGATATATACGTTTATGACAAGACGAATTCCGTAGGAACAACAAATCAACCGGAGTTCAAGTTTGACCCAAAACAATGGCCAGCAGAAGCGGTAGATTATGTCCGAGATAACTTCAGCGACATTGTAGGGGTAACCAGAGCGCATTTGCCATTTCTAACATTGCCGCCAGTATTGTTCCCCGGTGAAAAGTGTGATTTCGTTCGCGACCAGTTACTTTTCTTCGACGAGTGACTTGACAGTCCTCATTCGGGGATTATCTTATAGTCAAATCACGAGAAGGAGTGTCCCTTGGCACGCAAAAAGATTACCGCTCCGGTCATCGACGATTGGAGCAATCTTACCGAAGTCGATCGCGCAGAAGCGATCAAGAACCATCCCCGTTGGTATCAAGAAAACATTGCCACTCCTAAACTTCGGCAATCATTCTTTGACTTTGCCAAAGCCAATCTGAGTGAAGATGACTTTACTCTCGTGCGAGCAGGTACTCCGTTCATCACAGACTTGGATGGTGCGCTCGCGCGTTGCATTGAAGATGGCTATGATCACGGGCCTTATGTTCGGCGACTGCTGACCAAGCGCATTCCCCAGATCATTTCTCTCGTTCAAGAAAAGCAGAAGGAAAAAGCTGAGCTTGATGAGATCCTTGGGCGTATTCCGTCGAACATCACGGTCAAGACTCTGAGCATTCAGGAACGCATCGCTGACCAGACGCGATTCATCATTGGGCACCTTGAAGCAGAGATTGACACCTTTCTAGCCGACAAATGTAAAAAGAGCAAGCTCGATGCCAAGAAGTTTCTCGTTCACCATGATGTCAAAGTGCCTCAGGCTAAACTGATTATTGAGTTCCTTGATACCAATCTAGCTGAGATCAAGGAGTTGCTGGAACGCAAGGATGATCAGCTTACCGAGGCATATTCACATCTTACCAAATCGCAGCAGAAGAAGTTTTATGACTTCCTTTATTCTCTGAAGTATGCTACACTACAGAGGATTGATTCAGTCAAACAAACGCGCAAGCCGCGCAAGCGAAAGGCAAAGACTCCGCAGCAGCTTGTGGCTAACTTGAGGTATCTCGACAAGAGTGAAGATGGCAAGCTGACTTCGATTGATCCTGCGAACATTGTTGGAGCGACGCAGTTGTGGGTATATGATACCAAGACTCGTTTCCTGTTCCACTATCAGGCTCATATCGGATTATCTGTCAAGGGATCAACACTTCAGGATTTTGATCCTGATGTATCTACCAGCAAGAAGGTGCGCGAGCAGTATACTGATGGTATTATCGCTGACGTTCTGTCTGGCGGAAAGGTCAAGCTGCGACGTATCATGCCGAACATTAACGCAAAGGATAAAGAAGTGACCGGTCGAATCAACAAAAATCAAATAATCCTGAGGGCAATCAAGTGACAATAAGAGATCGTGTAGCAAAACTTGTGCGTGAAGCATACGACTTGGGAACTGAAAGTCAGCGGCTTCAAACAAATGAAGATCCTAGAATCTCGATTATGATACTCGTAGACGAGATCATGCGGTTTTGCGATTGTACCTGCACATGCTCGGTGGAATCGTATCATTGCCCGGTTCATTGGGAGGAATAAATGACCAACATAGTTTGGTTGGGTATTGTGTTTCTTCCAGTATTGTTCTGGATCGCGATCAGCCTATCAATAATCGCAAACAATTTAACTGATCTAAAACGAATAGCAAAGAGACGACGATGAACATTTTCTATCTCGATTCCGACCCATACGTTGCCGCTCAAATGAGTTGTGACAAGCATGTGGTCAAGATGATTCTCGAAAGCGCGCAGATGCTCTGTACGGCTCATCGGGAATTGGATGATGACGATGTACCTAAAAACTTTTATAAGAAAGCACACCTGAATCATCCAAGCACAATCTGGACACGATCTGCTTCGGCAAATTACTCTTGGCTATACGATCATTTTCTTGGTCTATGCGACGAGTATACTCATCGCTATGGTAAGGTTCATATGTCCGATTTAAAGTTGCGCGACGCTCTTGGTTGGTTTCCGCGCAACATTAAGACGGGCAAGTTTACTGAACCTCCTCAATGTATGCCCGATCAATACAAGGTAGAGGGTGACTCGATCGCTGCCTACCGTAACTATTACAAAGGCGACAAGGCTCGTTTCGCAGAGTGGAATAAGTCTCGCCCTGCTCCTAACTGGTGGTAAAATGATTCTCGTAGATATGTCTCAAATCCAAATCGCCAACCTAATGGCTGGTATCAACTCGTGGATGAAAGGAATGAATGTCGATGAAAACATTCTTCGACACATGATCCTCAATTCTTTGCGTAGCTATCGCGATCAGTTTGAAGGTGATTATGGAGAACTGGTTCTGTGCTACGATAGCCACTCGTGGCGTAAAGAACGCTTTCCGTTCTACAAGGCTGCTCGCAAGAAGGCTCGCGCTGCAAGTGGGCTCGATTGGAATGAGGTGTTTGAAGCATTTGGCAAGATCGAGAAAGAGCTGCGGGAGAACTTCCCCTATGCTACTCTTCGTGTCAATCGCGCAGAAGCAGACGACATTATCGGTGCAATCGTGATTGACAAGTGCCAGATCGTCGGTGGCGAGAAGGTGCTGATTATCTCTGGCGACAAAGACTTCATTCAGCTTCATAATCGAGGTGACGTGACACAATGGTCGCCCACGCTTAAGAAGTTTGTGAAGCACGATGCTCCGGCTCGCTATCTGGCAGAACACATCTGCCGTGGTGATTCTGGTGATGGGATTCCCAATATTCTTTCTGATGACGATACGTTCGTTGTAGCTTCAAAGCGACAGAAGCAGCTTCGCGCGAAAGCTCTGGAGGAGTTGATTACAATCGGTATTGTTGAATATGATTACTCGAACAGCGACCCGAAGCTCATCAACGAAACGACTATTCGCAACTGGGCTCGAAACGAGGAACTGATCGACATCAACCGAATGCCGGAAGAGATCAGAGCTGAAATCCTAAATACATATAACATTGAAAGTGAAGCTGCGGAAAAGCGTGGAAGGAAGAACCTTTACACTTATTTCGTGGAGCATCGTCTGATCAATCTGTTGGATGAGATCAGCGCATTTTAGGAGAGTATGGTGCCGAATTTTAGTGAGAGTCTTCCCGAACTATTCGAGAAGATCAATAAAGAAGATGACGAAGCAAAGAAAATTGCTCTGCTGACTGGATACAAAGTCCAGCAAACGATACAGACACTTCTACAATCTGCCTATGGTCCGTTTACTTGGGCTCTACCGGAAGGTCGCCCTCCGTTTCGAGAGAATCAAGATCCATATGGCATGGGTACTCCTCTGGACAGAGAGATTCGCAAGTTCGTGTATCTCTTTGAGGAGTCTGGGCGAAAGATTCAACAGAACATCAAGCGTGAAAGTGTGTTTATTGAGATGCTAGAGAATCTACATCCGAGTGAATCGGAGCTGATTCTTCAGGCAAAAGAAGGAAACATTATCGGTGTTCCTCACGAGCTGGTATACAAAGCCTTTCCTGGCTTGGTAGGGCCTCCTCCTGAGAAGCCAAAACCTGCACCTAAGAAAAAGAAGGCAGCAGCAAAGAAGAAGAAGACCAATGAGTAATCGTAATCAGCAAGTTGGTGATGACGATGTGGATGCTTTCGGTGATTATTCGTTAGAGCGAAAAGACCGACGCCGCGATCGGCAACACACAAAAAAGAACAAGTCAAGTAAGAAGAAGCACAACAAGCGAAAAGACATGAACGAGTTCGACGACCTTTCATACGAGGAGTTTTTTGGTCGATGATGATTGATACGACGGTTTTGTTTTTCATTCAGGGCGCACTCATTCCGATTTGTGCCTGGGTTTCATTCAAGCGTGGATGGAATACTGGAGTGAAGTTTGGCCTTGAACGAGTTGTCAATCGTTTGATTGATAGTAACCGTATGAGTGTTCGTGAAGTTGAGAAACTGCTAGACTGCGAGTTGTATGAAGATGGCAAGTAATGTCTAAGCGCGATGAAATAGAGGCGGAGACTCTTCGGCTGATCAATGAAGAGGTCGAGGATGAGCTTGCCCGATTGCGCTTGGAGATATTCGGGCAATGTCATATCTGCCATGGTAATGTAACCGAGTATGATATGACCTATGGAAGCTGGGGCGGCGAGTTCCGTGGCGAGGCCTGTTATCACTCGGTCTGCCTCTCAGGCAAGCTGGCCGTGAGTGCCTGATCCCCGAGGGAAAATGACCGACGGTCAGCTTTGGGGTGCTTGACACCCCTCCCGCCGTGCTTACCTTTTAGGAGCTTGAGGGGGAAGAAAACCGTGTTTCGGCGTAAGTCCTTGATTTTACAGGGTTTTTCAAAAAATGACTGACCGTCTCGTTTTTTCTGGGCTCCCCACGGGGAAAGCCCTTGACTTCCGCCCTCAGGTTGCTACCTTATAGTCTCAATCGGGAGATTTTCACTTGTCCTACAATACTTCGGCAATCGCTCGTTATAACGAGTTCGCCCGCGTGTCCGTTTCCGCGAAGGAACGTCTCGCGAAGCTCCTCGCTTCCGAGGACATTCGGGTCGTTCACTCGAACGAATACAATACGGCTGCTTTCGACGTTCGGAATCGCGTCCTCACTCTTCCGGTTTGGAAGAACATGGACGGCGACCTTTACGACCTCTTCGTCGGGCACGAGACCGGTCATGCGCTTTACACTCCCGATGGCGATCACTTCGATTCCATGACGGCTGGTCAGCGCGCATACCTCAACGTGGTCGAGGACGCTCGGATCGAGAACGGACAGAAGCGAAAGTTCCCCGGTCTTCGACGGCCGATGCGCGACGGTTATTCGTCGCTCGTCGATCGCAAGTTTTTCGGCGAGCTTGACGATATTGCTGGTCTGTCCTTGATCGACCGGATCAACCTCAAGGCGAAGCTCGGAACGGCTCTCGACGTTCCCTTCACCGATGACGAGCTGGTCACGTTCGAGCGGGTCATGGCGCTTCGCTGCTCCGATGATCCGGCTCGCAACGCTGAGCTTTTCGAGGAAGCCAAGGCGCTTGCTCTGGAGCTTTGGCATGACGAGCGCGAGCGGCAGTCGGAGACTGACACTCACTCCGATGGTGGTGCTGGCGAGCCCGGTGATTCTGACGAGTCCGAT